CAAGCGTGGCGCCAAGGGCGTTTGCGAGTTTGGCGCCCTCCGCCGCCTTGGCGGCACGCGCGGCGGCGTTGGCAGAGATATTCTCCAGCTTGTTGGCCAGACCAAGTTCCTGAGCGCCGAGGTTCGTATTGGAACCGGCCACCTCGGACGCGGCGGTGGCACCAGCGTTGACGGTAGCCGCTGTTGGCGTTGCACCACCCTTGAACGCCTTGTACGCCATGCCGCCACTGACCAATAGACCGATGATTGACACGGACAGAATGAAAGCCGAAAAGTTGAAGTTCGTGTCCTTATCCTTATTGGTGTCCAGGTACGTCTTGATAGTAATGGACGACTGAGCGATACCGAATATGCAAATTATGAAAAACACAATAGGCACAAGTGCGTCCGTGAAACCCATTATTACTTTAATACGATTTTTTTCCCCAGAACTTTTTCCGTCTTGCGTCGGGCTCCGTTGAGGCTCGGGCTGGACCACAAGAGCCACCTGGACCAAAACCCCGCCGTCTTGGCGCCCGAGCGCGTCCAGTTTTCTCTCCTGGAGCGGGTTCCCCGCGCTCCGGGAGCGGAGCTCCCTCCGTGCCGAGTCAAGTAACGTTTCATGCGTTCCTTGTCCTTGTGTTTCGTGTAGTCCGAGTATCCCTGACGGCCAAAGTGAACCTTGTAGCCGTCTGGGAAGACGGCCGTGAACTTGTGGATGCCGTTGCGGTTCCGAGAAACCGTCACACTCATTTCAAGCTAATTCTTACGGAGATATAAATCAGTAGAATGAGGATCATGACATTGAAAACTAAATATCCTGTCAAATACGGAAAAACAGCATTGTTCTCTAAAACCATATTAAGAACTTGGCGCGTGAGAGATTCATCGCAGTCCGAATCTTCCTGAGCCATGGATCGCTACCTTTCTAAAGGGGTTCAAAAAAATGAACACGAGTTTACGAAGCTGGGGCCTGCCGTGTGCGTCATGGGGAAATCAGGCATCGGCAAGACCTGGATGGTGCACAAGGAGCTCTCACCCTGTGTAGAACTCACGTCCGAGATTTTGAAGAGCAAACAAGACACTATTGATTTTTTGAACAAAATTCATGGAACCAATACACCCGTCATCATCGACGAGTACGAGTGTATACACGACCTCGTGGGACTCCGGGAGATAACGGGGCCTCCGACTAACGGTATATTTGTAGTCATCTCCCAAATTCCAGTCAAATTTAGTTTTGAAATTAAGACGTATGATTTTCCTGTACTTGGACCAGCGGCCATAAAGGGCCTCTTTCCGGGTGCGAGTGACCATGTCATTGCCACATGTGGGGGCGACCTGAGGCGCGTCAGACAGAGCCTCTCGTTCGGGTCCGACACGAGGGACGACTTTATGGGACCCAGGGAGTTCCTGTCCCACCTGGTGAGCAGGACCACGGACGCCAACCCGGCTCAGTATGTAGGTCACCCAATACAGGAACCTGGAAATATTGCTTCAATTTTACATGAAAATTACCCAGATTCCAAGGGGCGCATTGACGTGATATCCAACCAACTGAGCATGGCAGACGTCATCGAGACGCGAGTCTACGCAGGGGACTGGGAGCTCCTCGCCTATTTCAATCTGTGGGGATGTATACTACCATCATATGAAATCAAACACACTTTGCCTAGGGATCTGCGACCAGGGTCGACGTGGACCAAGTACCAGAACATGTGTATGCGTCACAAAAAGATCCAAACAATTTCAACCAAAATTCCTCACTGCAATCTGGACACGGAGGCCCTTCTGCTCATAAGGCACCAAATCGAGAAGGGAGATTTCGAAACCTTTTTAGAGTACGAGCTTGAACCCACTGATATTGATGTTCTGAACCACTTGAGTCCGCTCAACAAGTTAAAAGCAAAGACCATTTCTTCACTCAAGAGACAATGTGTGGAAGCTGCCCAGAGGAGGAAGAGTCCTACGTGAAGATTCAGGGTTCCGATGTGTACTTTCACTGCGAGGTCTGTGAGGCTACCGTCCTCGAATTAAATATGAAATTGAAAAAGTTGGCCCTAGAGCTCTGTCACAAGTATCTGGACCTGGGCATCAACCACCGGCCTGAAATTCGCATCTGGATTCGGAGCGACGGCGGCGACCTTCACTCGGGTCTGAGCGCCATGGACTGTATCTGGTCGCTGCGCAAGTCCGTCAAGATTCGGACCATCGCCGACGGTGTGTGCTCTTCGGCCGCCACCTTCATCCTGTTGGGCGGCCGGACTCGGCACATGACTGAGAATTCGTACGTATTGATTCATCAACTCAATATGGACGGAACCTGGGGGAAGTTTGAGGATTTCAAGGATCAGATGGAGAATCTGTCCCAATTTATGGATCGATTTAAGGATATTTATACGCGCGAAACCAAGATCCCCGAGAGGGACCTGAAAAAGTTGCTAAAGCGTGACGTGTACATGGACGCGGCCAAGTGCCTAGAGTGGCGGGTGGTGGATGGGATTTGGGCCTAGGGGTCACAGTTGCTGCGCAACTGGTTCTAGTCCTCCTTCACACCCGGCTCTGGGATGACCTCTGGACCCGCCTCGACCACAACCGGCGCCGCCTCCGCCGAACCTACGGATGCTGGTACGATGGAAGGGAATCTGATGGCGCCCTTCTGGAATTTATCGGTGAACTTCTTGTAGAGGAAATAGCCAATCACGAGAACTGCGACGATCGCCACGATGTTGAAAACATTGAAGGGTGACTTGGACGTAATCTCCTGGACGGCCGCACGTTTGACGTGATCGACGACTGGAGCGCTCATTAAAGAAAAAACAGGTTTTTTCCAGCCCAGGGGGGCGCGGTGCCCTTGAATTTCAAGTCAAATGTGCGAACTCGATCACATCTGGTCTGATTTTGAATTGTGTCGCCCCCACCCCGAGCCCGAACTCAAAATTAGGGCCCACGCCGATTTCATGTGTGAACATTGTGGGGGGCAGAGGCAGTACTCCGTCTATGACGATCTACCGGTCTGCATCGACTGTGGTCGGGTGGACTACGAGTTTGTATCCGAGGAGCCGGAATGGCGGTCTGGAGGGGACGAGTGCAAGGCCGATCCCTCTCGCGTTGGCGCCCCTGTGAACACTGACCACTTTTCGGCCGCCTGGGGCGCCTCGACGATCATGAGCGTCGCGAAACAGTCTTCGTATCAGCAGAAGCGTCTAGCCATGATCAACCTTCACAATTCAATGAATCACAAGGACCGCGCCCTCTTTCATGCATATAACGACCTTGACAAAGTTGGTAAGCAGATTCTGAATCTACCAGATGCAATTATGTACCAAGTCAAGATCAAGTACAAAGCGTTCAACGAGGCGGTCCTGACGAGAGGGGCGGTCCGAAACGGCATCAAAGCCAACTGCGTCTTCCAAGCGTGTCGCGAGGCGGGTGTTTCTAGAACCACTCAGGAGATTGCAGACGCGTTTGGAATCCCTTCTCGCGACTTGGCACGGACATTTGATATGTATCAGGAGCAGTTACCTGAAACAGAGGTGCATATCACGACAGCCGCTGATGTGATCCCGCGCTTCTTCAACGAGATTACATGCATTCCAGAGTCGCAAAGAGGGCGGATCAAGATGAAGATTATCAACATCGCCAAAGAGATGGACGAGTGTGTGGAGTTGCAGGGGCGGACGCCAAAGGCGGTGGCATGTGCAATCATCTTCGTGATCCTCAAGGAGCTGAGCCTGACGCCTGACAAGGCGGAGTTGTGTAGAATTTGCGGGGTTTCTGTACCAACTTTGAACAAGATCGAGGTACTAGTACGCAAGTTAAGGAATAGTAATGTTTAATTCAGAATGAGCGGACAAATTACCCTTTTCGTAAGTACACCATGTTATGGTGGCGTTTGTCTCCAGGCCTATGCCGAGTCCATGCTTCGTCTCCAGCGCACGTGTGCAGCAAACGGTATACAGATGATGCTTGATACGACGGAGAACGAGTCCCTTGTGCACCGTGCCCGTAACTTGGCCGTCGCTCGGTTCTACCAAAAGTGCCCACAGGCTACGCACTTTCTGTTCATTGATGCCGACATTCATTTCGATCCAGAATCCGTTATCCGTCTCATCAAGTCTGACCACGAGGTTTCTGTGGCCTGTTATCCCAAGAAGTGTGTGATGTGGGACAGTGTCGATGAGCACCTCAAGAGTGGTGGGACGGGTCGGGACCTTGCTCGGGTCGCGGCATCCCTCGTGATGAATTTCAAGTATCAAAATACTCAGATTGTGAATGGGTTCGCGGAGGTTCTGGACGGTCCCACCGGCTTCATGCTCATCAAGCGTGACGTGTTCACAAAGATGCACGAGCGGTACCCAGAGCTCGAGTGTGTGAATGACCACCAGAATCGTGACCTTGAGAAGTATTTTGCCGTTTTCGATTGCATGATCGACCCCGAGTCGCGCCGGTACTTGTCGGAGGACTACGCCTTCTGTCGCCGTTGGCAGCAGATGGGCGGGAAGATTTACGCCGATTGCATGACCGTCCTCGGCCACGTGGGCAATATCCGGTTTATTGGAAACTTGGAGGAGCGGCTTAAGGCTTAGAAACTATTGAAAATAAATGGCCGTTCTCCATGTGTGTGCGGTTACACGCAACAAGTCAATAAGCGCTACAACCCTGCACACCATGATGAATCTCCACATGCTGTGCATGATGCGTGGGACCCATTTGGAGGTTCACTTCGTGGACGGCAAGGCGACTCTCCCCAAGCTCATTAAGACGGGTGAGCGCATATTCTGGATGGATTATGGAACTAATTTGAATCAGGAAATTCTTCACAAGGTTCTGGATCCCTTCGACAAGGGTGTTCAGGTTCTGGTCTTCCCTTCCGTAGTAGAGGGGATCAACTGGGACCAGTTTGAGAAGAAGACAAAGGCGGGTTCGACCGAGGCGGCGGCTCAGCGGGGCCTCAACTTCGATACGGAGGTTGGCAAGAAGTTGGCACCGGGTCTGTACGACTGCGTCAAGACCGCAGCGCGTGTGTGGGCCATGGATGCCAAGCCGGTGGACAAGAAGATCCGTGGAGGCAAGGACCCCATCAAGCTACCCCTTGAAAATAATGAGGAAATGTTCGGAACCCTTTCCAAGATTGGGGTGAAAATTGGTGTGGCGTCCGAGGCACTGGTGGTGTGCCATTATGTCCATGAATGTTTTGGAAATATCCTCGAGGCTGCAGGTGTTAAACTAGAGCCTTAGAGACCAAGTCGCGTGATTGCATTTTGCGAAGCGCGGCGACTAAATCGCTACGCGATTCGTGGTCGAGGAGTCCAAGGCCCGTGGCCTTGGGACTTAGAGACTAGCAGCGAATTTACATTATGAATGAATATATAAGGGACGCATGGAAGTCGACCGACGCTGGTCGGTTTCCAGGGCCCCAACCCGTTTCCATCGAGCGGAGACACTTTCCTTTACTGAAACGTCAGCCCTATTTCGTGTGTGAAAAGACTGATGGCGTCCGTCAGTTTTTGATCAGCAACACAGAGGGCACTTTTATTGTGAACCGTGCGTTTCAGGTTGAACCAGTCAAGATTAGGATCCCAAAGGACACTTTGCTCGATGGCGAACTCGTAAAGCTCAAAAATCAAAAGATGGCCTTTGTGGTTCATGATGCCGTGCTCGTGAAGGGTGAGAATCTCATGGACCAACCCCTTGATCAGAGGCTGGAAAAGGCTCATGGGGTCACGAAGGGCATCATCAAAACTGCGGCGGCCCCCTTCGACGTGAGGGTCAAGAAGATGTACAGACTTTTTGAAGAACTAATTCCAGATCTAAATTCATTCGATTATGAGACCGACGGTATCGTCATGACCCCTATCCGTGAGCCAATCCGAATGGGCACACATGAGACCATGTTCAAGTGGAAGCCTCGGGAACGCATCACGATCGATTTTCAATTGCAAAATGGATTCGAACTTTTTGTACAGGATCGGGGGGAGTTGTACAAGGAGGCCGAGCTCCACACGCGGCATGTGCGCAAGGACCTACCCGAAGGCACCATCGTGGAGTGTGGATACGGGGACCTGGGGTGGTTTGTGGAAAAGGTCCGAACAGACAAGACCCATGCCAACAACCGCCGCACCTATTTTCGAACGATCGTGAACATCCGGGAGAACATCCAACTCAATGAGATTACGGGCGATACCAAGCTTGATAGAACTCCCCTTTGAAATTAACAGGCTCCACTTCTCTCACCGTTTCGTCGTCCTTCAGATACCACTTGTCAAATCGTCTCACGAGTAGCGCATAGTGCCCCCCCCTCTGAACCCCCTGGTGCAAAACACATGCGAACAGTTTCCGGCCTTCAAATTCGAAAGGAATTTCAATTGGAAATTTGTAATCGTACATTGAGAATGAAAAGCTCGTGATTCTAGGCCATTTTGCGACTCGGTGGCGAATGGCGGCCACATCGTGAGTTTTGCCCTGTGCATCCACATACCCTTCTATCTCGCGCTCCTCGAGACGGTCATCGAGGAGGTCCTGAAGCCTACACGGTTCACTCACATCTAGTACTAGCGTCGTAAAGGGAGTTTTCACAGTAGACATGCCTTCAGACCACAGCGTCTCTTGTGAATCCTCCCCATTGAATATTTCCTGCACAAGTTCCTTGCCTAAAGACTTTTCAAAAACGTCTATGAGCAAAAGGACGACCTCCTGTGCATCGTGTTGACCATGATCAGCGAACTGGGGAAATCGGACCCTGAACGCGCCAAGAAGATCACTCGGGCTCACCGCATCTGTTTTATCTTTCAAAAATAGTTCCCTAGTGAGCTTTTGATATTCACGGGTGATGTCACAGGGCCCTTCGTATGGAGGGAGTGAAAAAAGGTGCTTTGTGAGCGGAGGAACGTGGGCCAAGCATTGAACGGCCGTGTTAAACCAACAGGTATTACCGAGGTTCCACAGGCCTCGCATCTTGTCTTAAAAGGTTCACGCGTTATTTCTCTAACCAAATGAGCGCTCACCCCATGTCCCGTCCTCTCTTTGCCAAGTGGGAGCCCCTCATCCGGAAACACGCCAACAAGCCCAATACAGAGATCGAGTTTCGTTTCGGGCGCCCTTCCGGAAAGGGTTTCGACACGAATGTAGGGTCGGACGTCTTTGACAAGGTCTCGAGGGCCCTACGCAAGTATGACGGCTGGGAGTCCACCAAGCACACAAATGCGACCGTGTACTATTTCGAAGGCAATAAGCGCCTCACGGTCGATGAGGAGACGGATGAGCAGGTTGGTCACATCAAGAAGCGTGTACTTGTGGATGATTTCACTATGGAATCAGCACCTTTCGACGTCCGGCTGGGAATTTCAAATGAAATTCCCTTCGAGTACGACGGTGATGAGACGAGCACCAAGCAAACAACCAAGGAGCGTTGGTCGTTTGTGAGGAAGAATCTGTCGATCGACATGACCGTCGTCAAGGGCACACCCGATGACAAGGATTCTGACGATGACACCACGTACCAGATTGAGATGGAGATCATCAACCCTTCTCAAATTTCAGATGATGATAACCTTTTCAAATTACTTCACAAGATTTTTGATCTCATGAATTGCGTTTAGACGGCGACGTACTCTAGCCATTTGTTTCTGAACTTGGCGTTGAGACCCGCCTTGGCCAGACCAGCCCATGTATATGTGTTTTTGGACCCGGTAGGTAGGCCCATATTTGATATTGCGTTATTTAGATTCTGAATTGCCGAGCGATTGCGGGGGAGTGCATACTCCTTCTGGAGCCGTGGGCTCTTTGAGGCGTTGTACTTCTTGGGCTTCGGGCTCTTTTTAGGGGGAGGACTTCTCTTGGGAATCGAAGGGGTCGCCCGACGCTTGGGCGCATAAGCAGGTATCACGCGCTTCTCACCCGTGACGGCGTTCTCGACCTCACGGGCAGCCCGTAGAGGGCTCATGGGCACTTCTCGATTTATCCACACTCGCACAGCCTCTTTGATATTCTTCTGAGCGGGTTTGGGTTTCTGAAACGCCAAGTTAACCACCAAGTTTCTATACTTTTGAACCTTGTTGGTTGGCATCCAATTTGGAATCTTAATTCGTGCAACGAACCGGGCCTTTGACGGCTCGTTCTTGCGTTCGGCGCCCGTCTCCTTGACGAACTTTTTGTAGGCCCGATTGATGTTCGCCTTGAGGGGCTTTCCACGAGCACCAACTGGAAGTTTGCGGTAGATGTTCATAAAGAGCATCTCGTTGCCCGTCCGAGAAAGGTTGCCGAGATTCTCACCGAGGCGAACTGCGTATTCAAACTCGAGGGTATTTGCGTTCGAACCAGCGGACGAAGGGCTCGGCGTCGCCTTCTGTGGTGGGCTTGGGGATGGCGCCGCAGTGACCACGGGTTTCTTACCCGCTACATACGCCCGAAGAGTATTGAACTTATTGGCCTTGGCGGTCGCGTTGTATTCCGTGTGTAAATTGGCTGGAAGAACGGCCTTTGCTATCTTATTCTGTTCAGTGACTGGTAGCGTCGCCCAGGCCCGCCGCGTCTGGATACCCTGGCTCGTGGTCTTTTCTACGCGTCCGTTATTCAAGAGGCGGTAATACACACCATTGACCACCAGGTTGGCGTTGCGAATGGGCTTGTAAACGTTCGCCTTTTTCTGAATCAAAGCTATGATATTACCGGGCGCCATCTTGGCGTTCGCCTCTGGAATGCCCATGTTCCGCGCCACGCCCAAAAGTTCCGCTTTCGTGAGACGCGTCGCTTGGCGGTTATTTATGCGCAGAATCTTATTCAGACCCATGGTGACGACGTGCTGCAGTCCAGGCTTGAAAGCCTCGTTACCTAGAGTAATCACGTTCGTCTTGACGTTTGCGGGAATCTTGAAAATATCACGAACAGTCGCAGGGATGTTGCGGCCGGCATCGCTATAAGCCTTTATCACAGTCTTGCGACCAGACGCGAGTCCAGCGGGAATCGCGAACCAATACGGCTGCTTACCTGGGCCAGGACGGACGTAAAACCCCTCTTTGGTCGCATTCCAGCTCGGCGCCCGGCGGTTCTTTGGGCCGACCGGGGTCTCCACCGCCTCTGTAATTGGAATTCCCAAGTTTCTAAAGATTTTCATGGTGTGGGCAGGGACTGGAACTCCCACCTTGGCGTACGCCTTGGCCACCACGACCGCGTTCTTCTTTCCGAGCCCCATGGGACCTCTGTTGATCACCTCACCAGTCTGAATTTCCTTCTCCATCTTGCGCCACTTGTAGAGGCGGGGCTTTCCATTGGTGCCTGGGCGCACGTAAAAGCCGAGAGGGGGCTTGGCGTTCCATGAAGCGGCGAGGGGGTACCGGTTCGCCAACTTTGCCTTCTTATTGTTCCCGCCCTTTCCGGGTTTCTTTATAGCTGGGGAATTGGCGACGTTGAAAGCAAGGAATGAAATCATCTCGTGTTTCTCGAATAGCTCCTTGAAAAGCTGCTTGGGCGCCTCGCGTTCTGAAGGATCCTTAATACCAGTGAATAGCACGGTGCCGTTCTTAAAGAACTGATAGGTCCACTTTGGTTTGTCGAGTTTCAGAACCACAACGGGTAGGCTGACTTCCGGAGTGTAAGTCACTTTGGCTCCAGGAATCTTTCGGAGCTCGTCTTTGAGGTCCTCGAGTAAGATTGTTCGATTTATGTAGAAAATTCCGTCAATCTTTTTGTAAGTTGGGGGGGCGCGGAGTAGAATCTTCGGGGCCCAGCCATTCTTGACGATGGTCAAAAGAGCCTCCTCGTAGTTGCCTAGCCCCATGACGTCAAAGTAGGTGTCGGTCATGACGATGGTCTGCTGTCCGCGCTTGGCAATGATCTTCTTCACGTCGTCCTTGTCGCCGATCCAACCCTGGCCTGAGACCCAACGCACCACGGGCTTTTTAAAAGTCTCCCTGTAGCCTGTGATCTCCGATAAACCCTTGGGTTCTGTTTCGAATACAGAACGAAAATTTGTTGGTAATTTAAATGTGACAATTTTGGTCGTGAGTGCCGATGCAGACGCCTTCCAACCTCCCTGATTACTGTTGCTGAAAACGCGCTTGGATCGCCATAGTTTCTGGAACTTGACGATCCGAGCGTGTTGCATACGCTCCTGCTCCGAGAGCGGGTCCATTATTATTTTACTATATTTTAATCTTGTGCCACAAAGTCAAGACCGAAGATGAACGGTTGCGTAGAGTACGCGCTTCCATTGTAAATTTGCGAATCGACACGAACCTCGAGCTCCTTGGCACTGAAGGGGCCTGCGTAAAAGTCCTGATTGAAGCGGTGCGTCCCAAGGTTGTTCTGTTTGCAGTGCTCGTTGAACCGGGCGATGAAGAGCGTCTGAGGAATGAACATACCAGGACCAAACTTGAACTTCTCCGAGCACAGAAAGTGCTGGAGCGCGTTCGTGACCTGTGCAATCTGACTCTGGACCGTCTTGAAATACTTGGGAAGCACGTTCCAGATGTCCTTGTCGGAATACTTGTGTGCATAATCGAGATAGGCCCGTAGGCACTTGCACAGAATCGCAGGAATCTCCTGCTCGAGCTTCTGGTCCAGATGGGGATCCGCATCCGCCACCTGGCGCCCAAAGTTCCACGTGGCCAGACGGCGCAAAATCGATCCCGAATTGTCCTTCCAGTTGGGCACCTCATTTCCTCCCAAAATTCCGGGAGTTTTCCACTGCATACTCAGGGCCGTCTCATTCTTTCGCGCCACCGACACGTCCTCACCGGACACGAGCGACTGAAACTCCGCCTGTTCAAGCTGGAGGTCGCCCTTGATCTCAGGACTGATGAACATGAAACCACGGTAGATACTCTGAAGACCAAACTTCTTTTCAATATTGTTCGAGAGGGTCGCCACGTCTTCACACTCGTAAAACAGCTTACAAACCTTTGTGATCAGGGTCGACTTTCCGGAACGCGCAATACCCTTGAGAAATGGGATAACCTGCCAACCGTCCAGCTCATTCACCTCGAAGCACAGGCGGCCGCAGAAAACGTACATCCACTTGCAGACCTCGGGTTCAAATTTCTGATAATCCAGGACACGTTGCATGTGAGGCGTGGGAATGTCGTACCAGTCCACGACCTCCTCGTACGGGTCGAACGGCAAGTCAAAGTACTTGCAGCTCACTAGGGTCGGGTCCAACTCGCGAAAATCACGCGAATTATAGGGGTAAAACTTGATCTGATATTTTTCTTGCTCGGCGCTCCAATCTTTGCCGACCAGTAGGCCGTTCGCAAACGACCAGGTGTGCCGATCCTTCTTGATCTCTGGAAACTGAAAATCCTTGCAGTTTGACAGATGACGCACCACGTCACCCACGAGTCCACCGCGGCTCGTGAGGTTCTTCCACATGTCCGGATTGTCCTCCTTCTGGGTCGTGTCGTACACAAAATCCTTAATCTCCTTGACGGGCTTCCAGGCTCGGGTGTTGCGAATCTCGATGCAGCACTGATCACGGTACCGCCGGTAACCCTCGTCGTACGCCTGATGAAGCAGAAACAGAAGAAGCTTCTGGTAAGGCGTGTTGGACTCGTCATCCTTCAGGGAAGAATCACTATTGTCGATGGCGAGGGTCGGATTGTTGATGCGATTGAACCGACGGTCCCAGATTCTGAACTGCTCAAACTGCTCCTGACGGTCTACGATCAAGCGGCGAATTCGAAATTCAAGTGTAAATTCGTCGCCATTGATATCCTTACTCGAACGCTTATTGGCGTTCAGGTTATCCACGCGCGTCAGAAGGGTTCGACAGCTGTTGATGAAACGATCCTTACGCGTCTTCACGTGTTCTACTACGTAGTTGCGTGGATATCCGTCCACGTCACGCTCCTGGTCATTCAGAAATAAGACGTACGCCCACGACTTGTCAGCCGCGAGTGTGTTTGCTCTAATGTGAATACCAGCATCGGTCTCTGCTTGAGTTATTTTTGACTCAAGTTCCTCGATCGTCCATGAATTGACTTCGGTGCTCTGATGAGCCATCCGAATTTCCTCATCGTGTTCAGGAGTAATCTCCTTCTGGATTGTGTGGACTTTCTTGGCGCTTGACATTACTAAGAATGGGCCAGACTTTTTTAAGCGGGTGCAGCAATGTACTTGGGCTCCGAAATGCATGAGCACGGGGAAGCCTTGGAGACGGCACTCAGAATTTTGACCAGAATTTTGTTCTGCATCTCGAGATTCAGAGCGATCTTCTCGGTCGCCTCCTTCAGGCCGACCAGGGCGGTGGCCACCGTCTCGCCATCCTCGGTCGCCAGGAAAGCACCCAGGGCCTCCATGGGATCACCAAAGTCCATCTCATCCATCTCCTCGGTCTCGTCCAGGTCCTCCTCCTCGTCTTCCTCAGGTGGGGGGCTGGGTGGTGGGGGGCGTGGTACACGAGACATTTAATAGGGCGCCAGAAAATCGGCGCGTCTCCTGGGCGCGAGGTCAGCCGAATTTTTTTCTTGGGTACTATTACAAAGCGAACATGGCGGGCGGGCTTATGCAACTGGTTGCGTACGGTGCTCAGGACGTTTATCTGACCGGTCAGCCCAAGGTGACCTTTTTCCAGGCCGTGTACAAGCGCCACACCAACTTTGCGATGGAGAACATCCAGCAGACGGTGAACGGCACCCCCTCCAACAGCGGCCGTGTGTCCGTGACCATTGCCCGCAACGGCGACCTGGTCGGCAACATGTACGTGGCCCTGCAGCCAACCGCCACGCTGGCGGCCAACCTGACGTCCACCAACTCGGTGGCTGACCTGTGCTGGGTGGCTGAGCGCGCCATCGCCTCCGTCGAGCTGACGATCGGTGGCCAGCGCATCGACAAGCACTACCAGACCTGGTTCCGTCTGTACGCTGAGGTGTTCCTGAACGAGGCGGACAAGATCAACTACGGCAAGCTGACCAGCTCCACGTTCAACGACACCACCAACAAGAACTACGTGTACCTGCCCCTGCTGTTCTTCTTCAACCGCAACCCAGGCCTGTACCTGCCCCTGATTGCCCTGCAGTACCACGAGGTGCGCCTGGACTTCGACCTGACGTCCACCTTCACCAGCTACTTCGGCGCCTCTTCCCAGGTGTTCGAGGTGTGGGCCAACTACGTGTACCTGGACACTGAGGAGCGTCGCCGCTTCGCCCAGAAGGGCCACGAGTACCTGATCGAGCAGGTGCAGCACACCGGTGGCGACTCCATCACCGCCGCCTCCCAGACGGTGCGCCTGTCCTTCAACCACCCAGTGAAGGAGCTGGTGTGGTGCTACCAGAACACCACCTCCACTGCCACCAACAGCATGTGGAACTTCTCCACGTCCTCCCAGAACGTGAACGTGACCTCCAACATCTCGCCAGTCCTGCTGGGCAGCGCCGTCCTGCCCCACACCCTGGGTGCGCCCCGCCTGTACGGTGGCAACACCGCCTCGACCTCCAACATCTTCTGGATTGAGGAGGGCTCGGCCGTGGCGGGCTCGGCCGGCCAGGAGGTCGGCCCACTGAAGGACTTCAAGCTGGTGCTGAACGGCCAGGACCGCTTCAAGGAGCAGCTGGGCAAGTACTTCAACCAGTACCAGCCATACGTGTACCACTCGGGCTGCCCCTACCCAGGCATCTACGTGTACTCCTTCGCCCTGCAGCCAGAGGAGCACCAGCCAACCGGCACCTGCAACTTCTCGCGTATTGACAACGCCCAGGTGTCCCTGAACATGAAGGCCCTGACCACCCCTCTGCAGAAGATGTTCGCAGTGAACTACAACATCCTCAGAATTCAGAGCGGGATGGGCGGATTAGCCTTCTCAAACTGATGGGTGGATTTACATTTTATATATTTATTAAGAGTGGTTCGCCACTCGCCAAAAATACCGGGCTTCGGCCCCAAGAGTTGATGTCCCAACTCCTGGGGTTAAAGAATAAAACCTCCCATCACTACAATGGAAGAACGTGTAAAAAACTGTACAAATTGTACACGTGGACCGCAACCTTTGTCGCAATTTGAAGGTAAAAATGGTCGGCCATGCAACACGTGTCTAAAATGCCGCGAAAAGGGAAAAAGAAGTGATCAAAAACCTGAACGCAAAGAATATCACGGCGATCTTCAGAAAGAGCGTGGCGCAGAATATAGTGCCAAGCATCGTGAAAAACTAAAAACAGGAGAGGAAGACAAGGATCATAATTTGGAACAAAAATGCAACTGGGCTAAATCTGAACAAACTAAAGATAGACTTTCTAAATGGAAACGTCTTAATGTACATGATCGTATAAGTTCTTCGAAACGCCAAGCCATGACCAAAGGAATCGAATGGCATCTCACAGATGAAGATGCTGAGAAAATGCTCACAAGTCCATGTGTTTACTGTGGTCACTTGGACCTCGAAGTCCGTCTGAACGGTATAGATCGGCTGAACCAACAGGGAAGTTACACAACAGAAAACACCGTTCCGTGTTGCTGGACGTGTAACTTTATGAAAGGGT